GAGATTGGTGCAGTCTCACACAATCGCTCTTCAATGTTTGGCATTGGTATGCTGGATGAGTTTCGCACTGCACCAGAAGAAGCACGACCGTCGCGCAGTCAAATGCGTCGAGGTGAAGCATAATCGTGTGCATTAAGACATCATCTCACTATTTTTTCCAAGAGTTTCTACTATATTCTCTTCATGTACATACTTTACAAAAAGTATACCTACTTAATGTCTTATTGCACACTGAAGGAAGAGAAAATGGCTAAGCGAGAGAAAGGCGATCTGTTTATGGATACCAAAACCGACAACAGTCCAACTATAAAAAAGAATGGGCCTGCACTGTGCTTGTGTTGCATGCGTGCCATGGATACTGCCACACCATATCCACAGCTTTGCACACTGTGCAGGAAGGATGCGTCTGGCTCACTGACCATTGTGGCGCATGAGGTGGATGAATTAGAAACCACATGGCGCAATGCACTGCGCACATCGCAGATCGACACGCAACAGCGATTTGTGTCCATGATGGAAAGCGCATCATCTGCGTATGGGCCAGGTACAGCAATGAAGCGCAAGGATGCCATTGACCGCTTCAATGTGCGACTGGATGCCAGCATTCTCCAAGGTGGAGAATTCGCAATGCTTGCATCCAAATGGCGCCAATGGAAAACACGCAGCAGTGATCGCGATTTGATTCAAATCATGTTGGCATTCACTGGTGAAGGTGTGCAGAAATGAGCAAGGGATATATACCAAGGTTTCGCCAGCAGCTTGACCAAAATCACAAGGCCATTGTGGCAGCATTGACATACTCTGGCGCACTGGTCGCAGACCTAAGCAATGCAGGTGGTGGCGTACCTGATTTACTGTGTGGCTATCGTGGCACGCTCTTCTGTGTAGAAGTAAAATCTCCAAAGGGATCACTGAGCGCAAAACAAAAGGAATTCTTTGCACAATGGTCTGAATATCCTGCAATCGTCATACGCACAGTAGACGAAGCAATGGATGTGATGGAGATACTGCGCAATGCGTATGATATGGAAGAAATTGATTGGCAGATATTACTACCGAATCGACGTAGGTCAAAGCGGAAGATGGATGTTGGTACGAGAGAAGAGCGATGACGAAGATGATGAGATTGTGACACGAGGAAGCATGCGCAATCCTACACTGGCACTGATCATAGACGACATCATTGAGGAAATGATGGCACTGAGCGAGGAAATACAAAACCATGATTGAGTTTATCGCAGGATGTGTGCTTGGTTTTATGACTGCGACTGTGGCGATTGTCGTAGGTATGGCATTGGAGCAACGAAGATGGAAACCATAGTGCTTTTCTGGTATCTGCTGTGTTCTGCTGGTGACTGTCGAGTAGTGCCATTCGCTGTGTCTCGCGAAGCACTGGCCATCATCTCATGCGAGTCTGGCGATGGATACAACTATGGTACATATACGACGCAGGCCAGGTCAGAAACCAATGATGGTGGACTGTTTCAATTCAACGACAAAACGTATCTTTGGTTAATGGGCACCGATCATGCGCAAAGGGATTCATACGAAAACCAGTACACAGCATTTCGCAGACTGTGGAGTGATGGCACTGGATGGAAGCATTGGAAATCTTCGCAAGCATGCTGGTCACAATGGATGGTCGTCATTGATGGAAGGGCAGTGTGGCAATGAGTAGCACGATGCAGGTCTTGGAATTCTGGCGATGGAAACGCATGGAGATCGACGCAGAAATTGCAAAGCATCCTGAGCGACAGGATTTGCACATCTGGCGCAGTCAAATCACTGTGAGGATTGAGCAATTGCAGAGGCAGGTATACAAAGAGGAAGCAGAGAAACGCGCATGAAAATCGACGTTGATAATCAGCATGGCTTTGTGGAATTGGTAGACTGGATGACCGTCAATCCATCAGAGAAAATCACTGATGCTGCCAGAGTAAGCTATGACAGAGACGGTGCGCATGATGCTGAGAAGGATGCGCGTCTGATTGCGCGTCTGGCCAAAGATGGGCACTGGTCTCCATTCCGTCATTCGCCAGTCACACTGATGGTGTCTTGTCCAGAGTTTGTCGCACGCCAATGGTATAAGCATGTCGTTGGCTCTACATACGCATTCGTCGATACTGGATGGAATGAGGTTTCGCAGAGATACAGCGAGGTGTTGCATGCATATTATCCAGACGTCGTCCATGTGCAAAGCTCAGTGAGCAAGCAAGGATCCGCTGAAGCCATGGACGAATTGCATGCAAAGCAATTGCGCGAATCAATCGAGACATCACTGCTTCACTATCACTATCTGATTGCGCATGGCATGTCTCGCGAGGAAGCACGCATGGCATTGCCATTGGCAGTCTACACACGATTTTACTGGACTGCATCGCAGCAAGCATTGAAGCATTTCGTCAGTCTGCGCACACACAGCACTGCGCAAAGCCATATCCGATTCTACGCAGATGCAGTCAATACGATTTGCGACCATCACTATGGTCAAGCATGGAAGGCCTTCGAATGATTTTGCATGACGTCGAGATAGAGAGACTGGCACACGCAGGCATGATTGAGAATTTCGCACCGTGCGAAAGTCGTCCAGATGTGATTTCCTATGGCCTGACATCGTTTGGCTATGACATGCGTGTTGCAGATGAATGGATGGAATACGCAAACGACACAGTAGATCCAAAGAATCGCGACGCATTCGATGTCATGGCAGTGCGCACATACAAACAATCAGAGTATGTGATCGGTGCTGGAGAGTTTGTGCTGTGTCGCAGTGTAGAGAAATTCGCCATGCCTGAGGATGTCATTGGCATCGTTGTTGGCAAATCGACGTATGCCAGATGTGGTCTTATCATCAACTGCACACCAATGGAGCCGGGATGGCGAGGCGAATTGACCATTGAGATACACAATGCGTCGCTGAATGCAGTCAAGATTTACGCCAATGAAGGAATTGCGCAGGTCATGTTTTTCCGTGGAGATCGGCCAAGAGTGACATACTCTGACAAACGAGGAAAATACCAAGACCAATCTGGTGTCACACTGCCAAGGATGCAGCAATGAATTCTTGACAGTGATGCGATAATGAAAGCAGAAGCCAATGCATCTGCGAAAGGCACACCATGACAAACGCACTAATACCAATCCCATTGGCGACTGAGCTTGGCATTCCGGGAGGCACATACACTGCGACGCAAACTTTTGTGCAGGTAGACAAAGCCGGTCAATGGTTTGCGACGTCCATGGGATCACATCTGATACCAAGCAAGAAATTCGCAATCCATTTGTGGTATCGCAAAACCATCACTGCATCATGGGAATTGATTCAGTTTGTCGAGGATGCACATGGCAACATCACTGTGATCGGCAACGAATTATTCTTCATTGTCAATCGTGGCAATGGCACGACGTTCATGAATAAGATTCAACGATGGCAAGGTGTTCGCTGATGGCATATGCGTATGCGTTGATGCAATGGAAGACTGTCGCAGAATTTCGCATGCATCTCGACAGGCACAATCCAGATGTGGCGCCATGGGCCAAAGGTGTCGTGCTACATCACACATGGAGACCGACACCAAGCCAATGGAATGGAAAGCGCACCATGGACGCCATGAGCGCACGATACCAAGCCATGGGCTGGCGTGGTGGCCCACATTTGTTCATTGTGCTTGGATCTCCAAAAGTAGAGAATGATGGTATCTGGCAGATGTGTCCACTAAATGTGGCAGGCATTCACTGCAGTGATTTAAAAGGCAATGCGTCGATGTGGGGCATTGAGGTCGTTGGCGATTACGATGTGCGTCCATGGCCAGACGATTTGCATACCATGGTGCGTGCGACGACTCTCGCACTGATGGCATGGCATGAAATCACTGTGACATCTGACACGCTCAAAGGCCATCGAGAATACCAAGCTGCGCGCAAGACGTGTCCAGGCTCAGCAATCAACATGGATATGATTCGTACAGAGTTTAAAGCATACCAAGGGAAAGACAATGAATGAGACTGTAGAAACCAAGCTGGCCAGAATAGAGACGAAGCAAGACATGATCTTGCAACGACTAGAGTCTGGCGATGCCAATTTCAAAGAGTTTGAGAAACGCATTGCGCGTCTGGAGCAACAGGTATATCTGGTCATGATTGCAGGTACTGGCGCATGGATGCTTTTTCTTGCATGGTTTCGCATGGGAGGATCATAATGAAACGATGGTTTCGCAGTAAGACGATTTGGATTAATCTTCTCACTCTGATTGCCATGATTCTGGCAACGATTGCAGCATGGCCTGAGGTGCAGGAAATTGCGCCACAGATCGCATACGCATTGGCAATCGTCAATGTGCTTCTGCGTTTTGTATCTTCTGAGTCGATACGATGACAATCGTCAAGCGCAAAGAAACTGAATACAATCTTCCTGGTCGTCCATTGTGGGCAGTGCCATTCCTGCGCGCATTTTCGAAGAATGCCAATGTGAAGGAAGCACTGCTTTTGGCTGGCGTGTCGAGACGCGCAGTGTACAAACTGCGAGACACAGATGATGAGTTTCGCCAGGCATTGATTGACGCACAGGATGATGGCGCAGACGAATTGGAAGGCATCGCACGCAGTAGAGCCAAGGCAGGCAGTGATGTGCTTCTGATGTTTTTATTGAAGGGATTGCGTCCATGGAAATATCGAGACAATCATCATGTCATTAATACCAGCACACCAACAGATTACGTCATCGATCTCAGCACAGACGATTCGCCACACATCACAGACGTCTCCACAGAAAACGTTTTGGGCCAATGATGCGCGATTCCGTTTATTCGTAGGTGGACGCGGATCAGGCAAAACACGTGCTGGTGCAGTTGAAGCACTGCGACAGCCCAAAGGCACGACAGGTCTGGTCGTTGCACCTACCTATCCCATGCTTCGTCTTGGTGCCATGGAGACCATTCTGAAACTCACTGCCAAGGCAGGCATTGTGACTGCATGGAATAAGAGTGAAATGGAATTGCGTCTTGTCGGTGATCGGCGCATCATTTTTCGTAGTGCAGACAATCCTGATCGTCTTCGCGGTGCCAATGCTGGATGGCTATGGCTTGACGAGGTCGCACTGATGGATGCAGATATTTGGCCATTGTCGATTGCGACATTACGCGAATCGCCAGGTCGAGCATGGATGACGACGACTCCAAGAGGAAAAGATTGGGTATATACTCTTTTCTCTGGCAATCACAAAGACTATGCCACAGTGAGAAGCAAGACCACAGATAATTTCTTTCTGGATGACACATTTGTTGCCACACTGCGCCAGTCCATGACATCTGAGATGTATCGACAGGAAGTAGATGGCGAATTCACTGATCCCATTGGCACACTGTTTCGCAGAGAATGGCTTAAGCTCACTGATGTGCGTCCACATGGTGCCAAATGGTTTCGCTATTGGGATTTAGCCACATCAACGAAGCAGTCAGCAGATTACACTGCATCAGTGCGATGCTGTCTGCATGAAGGTGTGCTGTACATTGCTGATGGCATCCACATGCGCGCAGAATGGCCAGACGTGCGAAGAGTCATGGTGTCGATCATGCGCAGTGAGACAGACACCACACATGGCATTGAGAAAGCCATGAATGGTTTGGCTGCTGTGCAGGAATTGCGACGACTGCCAGAATTGGCTTCTGTGCCATTTCGCGGAATCGATGTGCGAGGTGATAAAATTCAGCGTGCCATGCCATGGGCAGGAAGGGCAGAAGCTGGTGCAGTGCGCATCGTTGCTGGCGCATGGACACGAGATTTCCTCGACGAGACTGTGGCGTTTCCTCATGCGCCACATGATGACTATGTGGATGCAGTGAGTGGTGCAGTTGGCATGCTCAGCACACCAAAGATAGAATGGAGTTTCGCATAATGCCAATTCAGTATCCGAATGGATGGCTTGAAGCCATGAATCGAAGCGGAAAGCTGTATTCTCCAGCAGATGCGTATCGATTAGTGCCCATGTTGTATCGCGCAGTCAATCTGCGCGCAGACGCATTGTCGAGTGTGCCATTTCAGCTGACGCGCAATGATCAGCAGGTCGAATGGCCATGGCAGATGAATGTTCCTCAGCTCATCAAAGATACTGAGCGCAGTCTGCTGGTGTTTGGCGCAGCTTACTGGCTTCGTGTCGTCAAAGGTCGCACACTGACTGGTTTCATCTGTCTCAATCCTGCAAACACGACATGGTTTTTCGACCAGGGCAAAGCAGACATCTATGAGCCGTATCGCGGTATGATCTGGTCACAAACTCTGAATGGTCGTCTGTATGGGCCATGGACGATTGATGACATTGTGTATTTTCGTGAGCCAAGCTTTGTGGAGGATGTTGGGCCTGGTCTGGCGCCAGCTGCTGTGGCACTGCAACATGCGCAATTGTCGCATTATCTGACTGCGTTTGCGACTGCGTTTTTCCAAGGTGGCGCACAGCCAGTCACTGTGATGAATCTGCCAGAGTATACCGATACTGCTGAGGTCGAGCGATTCAGTGCAGACATCAATGCCAAAGCTGGTGGTGGCATCATGAATGCTTTCAAATACCTATTTCTGCGCAGTCCAGATTTGAAAGTTACGCAGATTACGCCAAACATCGACACCATGCAGATGCCAGAATTGTCTGAGCGTACCATCACTGCCATGGCAGCGACTCTTGGTGTTCCTCGCACCATGTTGGAAGCCAGTGCAGCAAACTACGCGACAGCAGACAGTGATCGGCAGAGTTTCTGGCGAGAGACCATCACTCCAAGACTCAACATGTACGAATCAGTGATTAATTCGCAATTGCTCAATCCTCTCAAATACCAATTCCGGTTTGATCCAGAAACCATGGACGTATTCCAGACAGACGAAGCTGCGCGTGCGTCAAGCTTCCTGCAGTATGTGCAAGGTGGCATTCCTGCGCGATCTGCTGCGCAATTGCTTGGTATTGACAATCTGGATGAGTATTGGCCTGCAGATACTGCACCAACACCAGTCGTCACAGACACAGTCACAGAGACAGTCAATCCTGCGCCAGTCTCTGCGCCATTGCCTGTCGAGACAGAGATTGTGGCACTGCCTGCAGATGCTGAAGCAAAGAATGCAGAATGGGCACTACTCTCAAAAAAAATTGAGCGCAGAATCAAAACCGGTCGCGATCCCAAGACATCATTTGATTCTGCGCTGATTCCGATTGACCGTATTGATGCAGTCATGGAGCGATGCTATAAAGGCATGACCGTCGCAGATGTGCATGAAATCATTCATGCCATCAAAGCACCAGTAGACGACATGACGCCAGATGAATTGCGCATTTACAATCGAATCATCAAGGAAATGCGCGCAAAAGGCCAGCAATGGGCACGAGACATTGCCAAAGACAAAACGCCAGAGACATCACTGCGCGAAATCATAAAGCCAGTACTGGATGCTGAGCTGAACACGACCATGGGGAAACGCATCGACAGACTAGGTACACAATTCAGCATTCCCATGGATACTGGAGACCAATCGCGATATATCCAAGACTGGCTATCTGATTACACACCAAAGACCACAGATAAGATTGACCAGACCACAGCAGACCGCATCAAGCCAATCATTGAAATGTATCGCACCACACCAGGCATGACCATTCAAGATTTGGAAAATGCTGTGCTTCCTCTGAGCGATCCAATGCGTGCAAAGATGATAGCCATCACAGAGACCACACGCGCAGCTTCGCAGGCAACGACATCGTACAAAGATTATCTTGCACAGCGAGGAATTCAGATGACACGCGTCTGGAATACTGATGCAGATGAGCTTGTGTGTGCCATATGCACTGGTCAGGTCTATGGCGTAAAGCTCAATGGAGCGACTGAAGACCAATGGCCAGCTGAATTATCAGAAGGGCCTCCAGCACACGTCAATTGTCGATGTGACACGTCTCTGAGATTGGTAAAGTAATGGCAAACAGCATCACAATTGAAATGCTTGGCAGGATCGGCGAAGCGCAGATTGGCGAGATGATTCGCA